CTCCCTAGCGGAGTGGTAGGGGGAGGGACTTATAAAAACCCATAAAAATTATAGGTCTCTACCCCCTGTCACTCGACACCGAAAGGAAAATCCATGCTCACCCCTATCTCCGCCCAGGCGTGCTATCAGCTCACCACCAACGACACCTCCGCCCAGGCGGCCACAACGCTTGATAACAAAAACGCATCACTCATCATGACCACCCGCCCAGGCGGGTACCACGGCACAATCCAAACCACCCTCACCCTCACCATCAAAAACCCCCTACCGGGGGTACCAGGGGGGTTAAAAATCGAAGCTGATTTTTTGGAGATTGCCAAAAACCCTGCTCACCCCCTATGGCACTATGGTGATTTGCTGCTCAAACACTTTTGGCGAGAAGAACTAATTGCGCACACCGAATACGCCTACTACCTCGCCACCCCATAGAGCGACCCTATATATGGCGACCCCTACAGCGGTAGGGGTGCGACCCCTATATACCGCCACCTATAGAGTGGCGACCCCTACAGCAGCGGTATATAACCGCTGCTGTAGTCATGGCGCATGGCGCCACCACATAGCCGCACCACATACTGTAACACACATCACACTACATCGAGTTGACACCACACACTCGATCATGTATACTGATAGTAGATGGTCAGAAAGACACAGAAAGGAACACCATCATGCTTGAGCAATTCAAGACTCTTACCTACCGCGCAGCACGCACCTTGATTGGTGGCGCACCACACATGAGCAGCGACCAAGTAGCAGAGCAGCTGCAAAGCGGTCGCTTCGGCTACCTCCTCGACACCCGCAGCCACGACATCCTCCGCATGGCCGAAGCCATGGCCACAGCCTACAACCACAGCGCATGGCGACGCACCACATGCGACTTCGCCGTATGGCTTACGGAATCACCAGAAGCCGCTGAGCTGCTACGTGCCTACCGCATTCGAGTATTCGCCATGGGGCACTTCGGCGACCCCGCCATGACCGGCTTTGGTCGAGTCTACAGCCTCCCTGCGCTACCGCTCACACCCGCGGAGGTCGCAGCGGGTGGCCCCCAGAGCCATTTGGTCGAGCACAGCGCAGCCACCATTCCACTAGGCGACCAAGCCGACCTCCCCCTGGAGCCTAGCACCCTCACATGGACAGCTAGCGACTGCGCCATGACCCCCCGCGGCTTGATCCAGCGGGTGCACGACACCATCATCGACGCCATGCGGGGCACCGGGGCCACCCCCCTATGGGGCCCCACCGACACCGACAGCCAACCCCCCGTGATCTACGGGACACTCGCCTAGACTGACCCCCGGGTAGGGACCCCCCACCCGGGGGTGCCGACACGCCCCGGGGGTGCTGCACATTTTTCTATGCGACAGTTCAGGTTTCTTTCAGCTTCAATTTTCACCACCAGGGTGCTAATATCCCATTTAAACCCCCCAGCAGCCCCATAGACAGGAGAACAAGCAATGGCACGTGGTGGACCACGTAAAGCAGACGGGCCGTCTAAAAAAGGCGCCAAAGCCACCGTGATAATGCTCAACAGCCGCGTTGAACCAGAACTTAGGCCCCCACTCCCAGACCCCAAAAAGTACCTCACACCCCCCAACCCGTTCGACATCCTCCCCCAGCTCATCGCCGCGAAACTCACAGAAGAACACCCCGACTGGGCCAAAAAGATTGTGGAACGCGCCGGGCACATCGAGTGGCACCCTGTGGTGGTGGACTGGTGGGAAGACATTTGGGACTCCCCCATGGCCGGGGAGTTCATTAAATCCGACTTCACAAACCTGTACCTGGCCGCCAAATACCTGCACCACGCGGTGGATGGGTACACGAAAGACACCGCCGCCAGAGCCTACGGGGACAAGTTTGAGCGTATTTGTAAATCCTACGGCCTTGACCCGCTGGCCCGCGCTAGCCTGCGCTGGTCTATCAGCCAGGGTGAAATGGGGCAGCAGCGCACAAACCAGCTGCGTGAGCGGGGCACAATAGTGGAAGAAAAAAAGCGGGAAGAAAAAACAATCAAGGACTTGTATTCCCGGCACGCGGGTGGTAGTATCTAGAAGTGGAAGAACAAGTTTTTACCTTTCGTGTTCTTCCGCGCTTGTAAAAGATAGGCCCCCACTAGTTGGCACTTTTTGTTTTCCTTTCTGTCATGCTGGTGGGGGTTTTCGCATACCAAGAGAAAGAAGAACATATGCCAAATTATGGTATTAAGGTTGAACCTGAGGACAGTATCACCCGTATTGGGGTGCTGCTCAACCACGAGTTTATCCGCGTTGGGGGGAAGATGCGGATCACCAAGTCCACGCTCATGGGTTCGCATTTTGTTGTGCCGTCCGGGGGGGAGTTGACGCTGGACAAGTGCGATATTTCCCGCACGGTGATAAAAGTGCACCACAAGGGGAAGCTGGTTATTAAGTTTTGTACTGGTTTCGCGGTGTCGATCCGTAATTTGGATGGTAAGGATATTCCGTGGGATTACGGCCCGGTGACTATCCAAAGCAGTGATATTGTGCACAATGGTGTGCAGACGGTTGCTATGCCGCCAAGGGTGACGGGGCCGAAGAGTTTTGAGGCGTACCGGGACCAGCCGAAGAAGAAGCCGCGCCGGAGGCGCTACAGCAAGAAGCAGGAGACGGCACTGCGGGAGAAGTTCGACGCCGCGTTTGATGCGGCCACAAAGGCCCAGGGAGGGGTTTAAACTATGGTTTTTGATGATGTGGATTGGTCAAAGTACAAGTACGTGTACACTGTTGCGTTTAGTAAGACGGGGAAGACCCGGCGCCTGCAGGCGAAGGTGAATGAGTGGCTGACCGGGCGCGCTACGTTGTACCGGCTTGTTTCCCGCCGCGTTAATTTACCGATCAGCGCTGGACTTTTTGAGGACGAGGGGTGGCTTAATCGGTTGGAGCTCATGGAGCGGGTGAAGCAGCAGTTCCGCGGTGAGTTGGCGGTGGTGCTGTTGATCCCCACCTATTTGCCCACGAGGGAGGAGAAAGCTTTGGGTGTGGGTGTTGTGCCAGAACCCCTGAAAAAAGCCGTCCTGGAGCTCACCAAGGGGGTTCCGGGGGGGGATGTGTTTGTGGTGGGGACTGGGAACCGCCGGTTTGGCCCGGATTATGGTTTGGCCGCGAAGATCATTGCGGAAAAACTAGGGGCCGGGGAGAATCTGGTGTTGACGGAGAATGATTTGTGGCCGCCGGTTGGTTAACTAGCAATTGGAAAGCCCCCGCAAGTGAAAATTAAGAAAAGCCTTGCGGGGGCTATTTGTGTCTCCCACCTGGTTATAAATCTGGGCTGGTGGGGAATTGCAGCAGCCAGTTTTTTAAGGCATTGGAGGCGGAAACTGTGGTTTCTGGCTTCGCTACCGCATTCTGGTTGCCCGCAGTTTTATGATAGCAGTTTTGCGGGGGCCCCGCAAGTCTATGCCGGCTAGTGGATTGCTTGCAGGGCCCCGGATACCCGTTTCCTACACGTGGTAGGTGGGTGGGGGTGGCGTGGTCACACGTTATAAAGCTTTTAGTCGCTTTTTCGCCGCTAGGAACGTCAGCTGGTGTGGCTTGCCTCCCGCGGTAGGTGACGCCACCCTGTTTTTTGATTGTAGCAGATTGTTCCGCGTTGGTTGGTGGTGCCCCCCACCTGGTGTGATTGGTTTTTGTTGTTAGTTTTTGGGGTGTGGGGTGCCAGTTTTTGGTGGGGGTTTGCTAGTTCCGCGGTGGTTTACCACTTTTTGAAAACCCGGAAATGCCCTTTGACATGCGGATTACCAGTTTTTACCAGGTCTGAAAAAAAGTGGTAAAAAAAGTGGTAATGGTTTTTCCAAGCAAAAATCAGTGTTAGTTCTACAAAAGAAATATGTGTTTTCCCAGGTAGAGATATAAATAATAATTAATTAAAGAATATTATTTATATATACACTATACGTTTACCACATTACCACGTACGTACATAAATAATACGCGCGAACCATATGTGTACCTTAAAGGATACTAATAATCCTTAATATTTCTTAAGTGAGGGGAGTAAAAATTTTATATTTTTCTATTTTCGAAAAAAATTGGCAAAAGTGGAAAATGGGGTAAAAAACGCCCCCAAAAACACCCTCTGACCTGCGGTTACCACTTTTTTACCACTTTTTACCCGTAAGTGGTAAAAACTGGTAAATTCTTCTGGCACCCCACCTGACCAGGCAAAACACAAACTACCAAAAACCACAAACTGGCACCCCCAAACTGGCAAAAATCGAGCCGTAAACCGCCGCCAACCAACCGCGGAAAACTAGCCAAACCCCAGCCCTTGAACTACACTGGAACCCATGACAACCACCGCGGAAAACCAGGGGCCCGGGGAAAACCCACCCACCAACAACCAACCCGAGCCCACACGGAACGCTAACGGCATTGAATACAACCCAAACCCCGAACCACCCCAACCCGGCTATGAACGCATCACAAATATTCTCGGCCAACCAATTGTAGACGTCTACAAACCCCACCTCGCGGCAGAACCCCGCAGCTACTACAACTACCGGATTCTAGGTAGTCCGACGCCGCAACCCCCCGCGGACCACCAGGATGCAAGGATTTTCACCCCAACCAGGCATCAACTCCCAAACGGTCTCACCTTAACCACCAACCCTGACCCCATGGTGGAAAACTTCTACCAAAACTTCATCGCTGCAGCCTGGCACGGACAGCTCAAAGGGCAACCAAACCACCTTGACTTCTCCAGCACCTACCTAGTGCTCACCAACTTGTTCGGCACCACAGAACACGCCCCCAACCCCCGAATCATGGCCCACTCAGCGGTCTACAGCTTTCTAGACCTACTACAAGGGGAAACCACAACTAACTGCTGGTGCATCACCATCCACCCCGTTGGGGAAGATAGCCTAGACGACTACGAACAAGGAAACGAAGAATTCTACCAGCAAATCCTGGAAAAACACCAAGTGAACGTCAGGAGCCTTGGCTTGGTGGACATGGACATTTCCCTTTTCGACGACGAACTACGCGAACTCTTCCACCCGAACATTTGCGATGATCTGGCAAAACCCGTCCAAGACTGGGTCGCAAAGGCAGAAACAAAATGGGAATACTTGTGGCACGTCAACACCATTTTTGTTGACACCGGCCCAACGAACGCAAACCTAGCTGAAGCAACTCACCAGGAGGTATTCACCTAAGCTTACTTACAACCCCTGCTGAAAACCGAACCCTCCGCGGCTGAAAAAGCGGCAAAAGAAACCGAAATCACAATCCCCAACCCGGCGGAAAACCCGAAGAAACCCCAACCCCTCCAAGGGGCCAGCCTAGTACTATTCCACATTCAAATACTCACCTGGTGGCTTAACAATTTGGAAAGCATCATCCGCAATCTTATCGCCAACCTACGACGAGATGTAGCCCGGCGGCACGCCATAAATGTGTTAAAAAACACGGGCTACAGGCTTGTCAACCCAATGACAGCTTGACTATAATCAGGGTTGTGTCAGAATACAATCCCCCTGAAATGCTCACAAGCGAGCTCACCCGAAAATATGAGCCGTACCCAAACCACTACCACCAGTCACCCCAACCCCCGGCGGACCCGCCAGTGGACAAGTATTCACTACTGTTGGACACCTACGCCGCCTACCGGGCCCTCATGTACGACATCGTCAACGAACAACTAGACAACCTAGAAGAATCCGAAACCGTCGACGACCTGAAAAACGGCCTGTGCGCGGCCGCCGTGTTTTACACCGCCGCAATGGAAGAAGTCGACCGGTGGGTCCGCGGGCCAAAACATGCGGCAGGGGTCCCATCAGATAGCGGCTTAGAAGCAGGCCACACCCCAAAGCTCATGAAACAAGCAAGACTCAACCAGTTCGTGCTTGAACAACAAATCCCCTCCGGGAACCTCACCTTTGCTGGGGCAGAAATGGTGAAAAAAGCAGAAACCCTCCACAGACTCTTCATGTCCAACAAGTGCCTTAATGATGAAACCCGGGAAGCCGTAGCCGCCGCATCCCTTGTTGCCCTCCAATACATTGCCTGCTGCTACATCATCCCCACGGAAGAATAGGAAAAAACAAATGCTCCCCGAAACCATCAGCCCTAAACTTTTGGACATGACCCACATGTTCATCGCCACCCATGCTCAAAACCCCATCACAAACCACGACGAAGTCAGGGTGGAAACACTGAAATTCGTCATCAAACACGGGCACGTGGGGGTATGCTCCGAAGGCTACGCCACCCCAAACGTAACTGAGCTTTCCAAACTCACTGACATGTTCTCCCCCGTGTACGCTGTGACGGTGAACAAAAACCCCGGAACAGGCCAGTGGACGCATCCTGTTACTGCGTACATGCCAGAAGAAATTTCCGACCATTTTTTGGACACCGCATCAGACCTGTATGACTCAAACGCGGTAAACACGCTAGAAGAGTTCAAGGAACAATACGGGTTCTTCGCCGCAATGCTCCCCGAAGACTACACAGAACGTAACCCGCTTATGATCGGGTTCTTCCGAAAATTCGATGATGAAAACCCCATGATAAACCTGGGTGAAGTGGGGGGTTTCGCGTCCAACAGTGAGCCCGCCCCCTATCTGAAAAAGCAAAGTTTTTACAAACACTGGGAGTCTGATTTCGGAAGTTTCAGTGACAAGGTTTCTTTGTTCACCATTCGGAAAGCCCGGGTGGAGGGCCAAAAACTGTACGATTTGGACTATTTCACTCTGCAAACCCAGACTGGCGGGGGTTTGAAAGCTCACCGGGTGGTTGATTTTAGTGATGATGAGACCCGGCACCGCATGCCGCTATTCCACATTTTGGAACAACTAGTCGATAGTGAAGATTTCACTCTCCCCGTTGCAATTTTAGGTAACAGTTACCTGTTGGATAATGTTTACGGCATTTCCTCAAAACGGCGAGCCCCCGAAGCCCCATGGTTCAGTGTGCCGTGGGCTAGTAAAACAGGTGGGGTGGAAACTGAACCCATGAACTATGTTCTCATGACCCCCGCGGAATACGAACTATACGAATTGCCGGACCCACAATTCTTCCTTGACCTGCTCCCTGAAGAATTTACTGGTTCTGACCTAATTGCTTTGGGTTTCGTGTTGCCGGAGTACTCTAACAGTGCTACTTTGTCTGAAATTCTGAAAAACGCCGCGGAACAAGAACAAGAACAAGAACAAG